TTTGGCAGTGGCGTGACGGTGGCGTTAGTGTCATGAAGGAAATCAATAATATTGCCGGTGGTAAGTTTAAGCCACCCATAAGCACAGTAAACGGGCTGCTTGCGCCTTTTTTGGGGGCTGGCACTTGGACTGCAACACAATCAGGCACGACGATAACCGTCACTGGGTCTGTGGCGCACAATATCCCTTCTTCAGCGGCGGCGCGGATCAGCAATAAGGGCGTTGGGTGTTTCCTTAAATTCGCAACAAACACCAGCAATTTAGTAACAGGTTGGTTTAATAATATCGTTGTCACCAGCACCACCAGCTTTACAGTGCAATCAGCAATTAGCCAGACAGTTTCAACGGCTATTTCATTGGTATCGTTGGTCGGTTTGCAAACGCCGTTTATACCGATGGCTATTCAGATTCCCCCAAACACCATGGGGGCCGGTAGCGTTGTCACCACTAAATGCTTTTTGCAGATACTTGGTGGCAGTCTGGTAACGGCGAGAAACACAGGTGTCATGTTAGGTGTTGGGACAGGTGTTAATGGTATTGGTGGATATAATTGTTTTTTTAACAGTGCATTTACTGCTGTAACCGATTCTAACTATGCAATGGTTTCTGAAGTTTCTTTTTTAAATAATGTATCAGACTCGGACTTTTACACTATGGGCGGTATTAGCGGATATACCAAAAATACACAACTAACGCTTTACACATCGCCCTTGCTTTATATTAAACCATCTGATGGATTTAATATTGTTTTTAATTGCAACACCACCATTGCACAAAATGATTGGGTATTGTTGTTAGGGCTATACGTGGATGTAACCGTATGACAAGCTTAGTCCCGCAAAATCTAAACAAATCAACAGGGATGTATGGCGTAAATAAATCAGTTACAGTGTCTAATGATTTTTTTGGGTTTAATGTCCTTAATTACCCAGTTGCACAATATGGAAGCGTTACTAGCGCACCTACAATACCCTATTCGATTTTTAGAACCCACGATTGCGGTTATTTAAAATGGTGGGATATACAGCCGACAGCCAGCAACGTTTTTATATGGAGCAATGCCGACACTATTTTAAATTATTATTTGAATGCTGGAAAAGATATTTTATTTACGCTCTACGGAACACCAACGTGGGCTAGCAAAAGACCCGCAGAGGCATTATCCCCGTATAATGTACTTGGCGGTAGTGCCGAACCGGAAAACATGAATGATTGGGCTAATTATTGTATCGCCGTTGCAACCAGATACCCTACAATAAAATATTTTGAGGTTTGGAATGAGCCAAACCCGTTTGTTGTTTTTGTATTGTCAGGTAGTAGCGGCAGCAATACAATAACATTGGCAAATACATTTAACAGTGGGTTAATAACTGCGGGGATGTTGGTGTCACCTAATGCCTTAGGTATTCCTGCAAATTGCATGGTTACTGGTGTATCAGGTTTGGTAGTGACGTTATCAACTAATTTGACAGCTAATATTGCTAACCAACAAATAGAGTTTAGCCCTTATTTTACACGCACTTGCACTGGCACTGCTGGAAGCAACTCATTAACGGTAAATAACGGAACAAACATAGTGGCCGGTGCGTATTTGTCGCTTAATAGCGCCCAATATATAGTGCAATCAATATCAGGAACTACCGTTACATTAACCAGCAATTTGGCAACAACGGTTTTTGGTGTTACAGGAACATTTACATACCAAAAAACCAATTTATTTTTTACGGGTTGGCGTGAAAATCTGGCAACAATGGCACGGGTTGCCAATATTGCAATTAAATCAGTAAATCCAAATGCAATTATTTTGTCGCCACCATCAGGACAAGTTTCGTCGTTTTTTTACCCCAATGTTTATTCAATGCCGGGTAATGATTTGACGCAAAACATAGAAAACCACCCGGCTCTTTATACGAGCCAAGTGGCGTACAATCGCGTTACGCAAATATTGACGGCAAAAGATGTTTCTGGATTTTATTATAATGGAACGACTGGCTCAGGCACTCAAGTGTCAGATTGGGTGGACGTTATTGCAGAACATTTATATATTGCTACGGATTTTGAATATCAAAATGTATGTTATTTAAAGTATTTATTCAGCTGGCTAGCCTTTGCAGGCATTAACAAACCTGTTTGGAATACTGAACAAGGTATAGACACAACGCTTAGTGCTAGCGATGGATTAATAACACAACGCTTGACGCGGGCAATCGTACTGCCAGTTCTTTGCGGATGCATAAAGTCAATTTATTACGGCTGGGATTTTGGCGGGTTTGCTATAAACAATTTAAGTGACACTGTTAAAAATGCGCTAACCAACAATATAAATTTTGTAAAAGGTAAAACTTGTATAAGATTGTTAATCCCGTATGACGGCGGCTCAATAACTGCTTATTTTACAGATGGTTCATCATTGGTTTTTTAATATGGATACTGATTGGTACGATTTAAGGATGGCTGTCACCGCACAATGTGAGTTGATTGACCAATGCTATTTTGATGCGCTTTATGCGGATATTGAATACACTAATTTAGGTGGCGTAACACAGATGTTTCAGGCAGACCCAGCCAGTTTAGTTGTGATGATGCAAACCATTATTGGCAGTGGTGGCAGCCTAATTAACGGGTTTGTGTGGGGAGCAAGTGACAATTCGCAAGTGCCGTTCACATTTGCAGATTTGCAAGGGTTGGCAAATGCAATCTATATGCGTGGCAATGGGTTATATTTTCACCAACAAATGAAAAAAGCGGAAATACGGGCGTGTACGGATGTTGAATCGGTTAGTTTAATTAATTGGTAGGAGTTTTTATGTTTGGAATAGATGATGCAATAGCGGCTGGTGCGAACCTGATCACTAAGATTTTGGACAAGGTTGCACCGGACGCGGATGAAGCTGAAAAGGACAAGTTGACGTTGGCCTTGACGGAAATGCAAAACGAGTATGCCGTTACTTTAAGGCAAATTGACGTTGACAACACTGAAGCGGCTAACCCGCACTGGTTTGTGGCCGGATGGAGGCCGTTTATCGGTTGGGTGTCAGGATTGGGGATTGGCTACCAAGTGCTTTTGGCGCCTATCCTGAACGGTATATTGGTTTCTTTTGGCATACCCGCCCCGTTCCCTTTAGTGGACACCAGCTTGCTGCAAACACTGATTGGCGGCATGTTGGGGTTAGGGTTGGCGCGTAGTTATGATAAGGCCAAGGGCGTTGACACAACAGGATTAACAAAATGAGAACAATAGCAACTTTAATTGTATGTTTATTTTTTAATGTTTCTTTTGCAGAAACAAAATTAGGCATAAATATTCAGGGTGCGTGTGATTGGTGTTGCGACTACACGTTTGTGGATACAATGAAGCAAGCCCGTGGTTTCGCCAATTTAACAAACCCGGCAAACCCGCTGACCAACCCTGCGCCAGTGGATAGCAAAGGCTGGCCCATGCAGGATTTCGGTGTGTTCTTTGCCAGCTTTGGTACAGACCCGTTAAACCGTCCGCTTAGCCAAACCAACCCCAGCTTTTTTGGAACGTACACGCTAAGCTTTAATGGGCAAGCGACATTAGGTTCACAAGGGTGCAATAAGTTCACCAACAAAATTTATAATTCGATAACAAACACGACAACGGCTCAACTTAATGTCGATACCACGTGTGTGCAGATTGATGTTGAATTTACCGGCACAAAACGGACTGCAACAAGTGCTACAAACACTGGTTTAACTAATATCCAATTGTTGCGTCCTGGCTATGCACTTGGCACTACACAAGTGTTTACTACCCAGTTTTTAACTGCACTACAGTCTTTCAGCACTATCCGTTTTATGGCCATGCTGGACACTAATGGCAGTGTTGTTAGTAGTTGGTCGGAAAGAACCCCACAATACATGCCGTCACAAAAACTCAACACAGTAAACGGGGTAGGCAGCAAGGCTATTTTGTCGGGTGTATCTTGGGAATATATTATCCAACTGGCTAACCAGACCAATAAAGACATTTGGATCAATATCCCTGAAGGCGTGGACTTGACCGACCCAACCAGCAGTAACTATGTGACCCAGTTGGCTACTTTATTGAAGAATAATCTTAATTCAAATATTCATGTTTATGTTGAATATAGTAATGAGCTTTGGAACACTCGTTTTACCCAGGCAGCCGCAAACTACAGTTCGGCCAGCTCTGAAGTAAATTCTGGTGCTGATAAGACTTTAAACTACGACAGTATCAATGACCCGATGTATTGGGCTATGCGCCGTATAGCGCACCAGACTTTACGCATTAGCCAACTGTTTGCAGGTGTTTATGGTCCATCCGCCATCAACACCACCATCAGACCTGTCTATGCCAATAGCTACCAGTCACCGTTCTATGCTGAAGATGGTTTAGAGTACCTGTATAAGGTATTTGGCACACCGAAAAATTACCTTTACGCCATAGCCAGTGCGCCGTATTTTGGCATAACTTCAAGCTACACAGATGTGAACAGTTTTTTTACGTCAATACTGGGAGGGGCAAACAACGTGGTGCCTGGTTTTTCAGGTACACCGGCTTATAGCGGGGTCTACCCACTATATACCGGAATAACTTACCAAAGCCTTGCCAACTATGCCCAACTTAAGAATATAAGTTACGAAGGCGGCCCGGATGTTAGCGCACTAACAAACCAAGCCATACCAGAACTGGCAAATAATGACCAACGCATGGGTAACTTGGTGAAAAATTATTTGGCTGACGCATTTGATTGTGGAAATGATTTGTTTATGTTCTTTGAACTGCAAGGCAGCACAACTGACCCGCTTGCCGTTTATCATGATTTTGCCGTACCAACTCAGAAAAGCAATGCCCTTTTATCATTTGATCGGCAAAAAAACACATGCAAGCAAGCAATAAATTTTTAGGCCGATAAATGAACGCATACGAACTGTTAAAAAAACACGAAGGCTTTAGGCAAACCCTGTACCGCTGCACGGCGGGGCATAGGACTATCGGCTATGGCTACAATTTGGACGCTAACCCTTTGCAGCTTGAACCTTCTGAACTGGCGCACTACTGCAAGTCGGGCATCACGGAAACGGAGGGCGGGGTTTTGTTGCAGGAAATGATAGACAAGACCATCCATGAGCTTAATGTCCAGCTTGGTTTTTTTACAGTGCTTTCGGACAACCGTAAAGCGGCGGTGGTTGATATGGCCTACAACCTTGGCATAGACGGGTTTATGAAATTTACTGACACTATCCGCCACTTGACACGGCAAGAATGGACACAGGCGGCTGCATCCATGCTAGCCAGCAAATGGGCAGACCAAGTGGGCAATAGAGCGGTTGAGCTGGCGAGGATTATGGCGAAGGGATAGCACTGCAACGATTCTGTAATTTTCCCCTCTATTCGGGCGGCTTCGGTTATGTTGAGTGTCTGCATTTCAGCATCCTGTCTATTTTAACCACGGTGTCAGCCATACGTTGCAATTCATCCGGCTTTGCTTTGTACAGGGCGGCGTAAATCTTTTTCACCTTGCCGCTGGAAGCCTTGCGCTTCTCTGCCAGTTTGGCACGGTAGCTTCCGCCCATGCTTGCCGCCAACGAGCATTCTACGATGTCGGCGTGGATGGCTTTCAGGGTGTCGGTGGGTAGACCAATAAGCATTGCGGCTAGCATGGCATGTAGTCCTTGCAGCTGCATTCGCACGGGTGGCGGATAAGAAAACCGCCCAGTTTGCAGCGGTATTCGATGCGATGCTCAAGGCCAAGGTGCTTGCAGTTTTGGCAGTTCCTTGGCGGCTCTAGGATGTGGAAGCCTTGATCAAGTTTGGCTTGTTTCTGTTCTTTAACGCTTCTTGCCATTACGCTCATCCAGCATGGCATCTGCCATTTTATATGACCAATATGCTAAACAAATTTTAGTTTTTGTATCTTCATAACTATGCATATACGACTGCAAAGCCAATCCTGCAAAATGGTCGCGCAATGTCATGTCACGGGCTAGTAGTAGGGGTTCTGGTTTGTTAAGTTTGTTATCCGGAAAACAACCAGAATGGTTTTTGTCGTATGCTTTATCAATCATTCTGGCAACTCCGGCAGTGGCATCCAATGGGTTACTTTTTCATGATCAAAAATATTCCATAAACTGTTTCTATACGAGATAATTTCACAAACTGGATTGTTTAGGCCGTCATTAACAATAACCAAATAACATCCGCTTTTTTCAGGAAACCGTTCACCAACGGGTATCCATTGATGTTTTTTTTCAATTTTCTGGATGGCTTTGCTTGATGTTTCAAACAAGTCACGGTTTACCGCTTCCAGCCGCTCAATTTCTTTGAGCGCGTCGGCCTGCAACTTGGTTATTTCAAAAATGACGTTCCGGCTTTCTGGCGTGTCCATTTGCAATGTCGGAAAATGGATTGTCCACGGATGCTGTAGTCGTTTTTTAATGTCCATCATTACCCCTTGCTCAATTCAATAGCCTGAAATATAAAATCTTTCCATTTTGTCCACCAAGACAATGCGTCTTTATCCATCTC